GCTTTCGGGCGGCCACCATCCAGAGAATGGCGTTCAATTCCGTGGCGGCGAGGACACCCTTGAAAGAATCGGTCGCGAGCGTCCCCTTGATGAAACGCAGATAATTGTCTTGAGCCGATGCCCAATAGTTTTGCGGCTCCCGAGCCGTCCCCGCATACCACACCCGCGACTCGTAAAAACAAATCGTCCCCGGATAGCCGCTAACCTCGCTCCATGCCGCCTCAGACCAGCGGAACGTGGCCGCCGTCGAGTAGAGAGGACGGAGGATTTCGACGGTTACGTTCGTGGTCGAGATGAACGTCTTGATTTTGACAACCCCTCTCGCGTAGGCGGTCCGGCATTGCAGCGTGGCCGTGCCGTTTCCCGTGCCGGTGTAGTTGAGCCGGTATTCCATCAACGTGTCTTCCGTCTCCACTGGCGGAGCGATGTTGGCCGTCCCGTCGCCGTTGTAGGTTCGATAATCGACCCAGGTGACAGAACCGATCTCCCGGCGCTGGACTTTTAGCGTTCCCGTCCATCCCGTGCCCTGCGTGATGATCGCGATGGTCCCTTGCGCCCGCATCGTCAGCGGGGAAACACCGCTCGAAGACAGAGAGCGGGTGATTTCGTAATCGTTCGCCGCCCGCTCGTGGGAAATGCCCCACACGCTGCCAACGTGGTCGGCTGAAAAGATCGGCGAGGAAGCGATGAGAGAAACGATTGTTCCCGTCGTCGCGCCGGGCGTCACTGTGATCGTCTCGATTTCGTTCTCGTCGAGAAAAGGCGCGTCGGAAAACGCTTCTTCGGCCAGCGTCCACACCGCATCCCCCAGCCGGGACAGGCGGCGAGGCATGTAGTTTGGATGAGCGAGAAAAAGCACGTCGTTGACCTGAGCGAATTGGATTTCCGGGAGGTCGGCTTCGAGGTAGGGAGCCGCTACTTCGATCGGTACACCCATCCCATTCACGACGCGCTTGCCGTCGCGGAAGAATCGAATCACTCCCTCGGCGAACTCCAGGATATACGACCGTTTCCGGGAAACCTCGAACGGCAAGAGCCGTGAAGCCTTGCCGTCTGTCACACACGCATTGATGAATTCGAACCCTCCACGTTTCCTTACGCCGCCGTAGGCCGTCAGCATGAAGTTTTGCAGGTATCGGCACCCCGCAGAGTATTTTTCAAGATCGGTACGGGCGTCCATCAGCGGAGTGAGCAACCCCGCGTTAAAAGAATTTTTCAGGAGTGAGATCATTAGCGGCGGGCGTTGTGGATTCCAGAGGCGCGGATTTGTTGCATCAGCGGAGTGAGGACGTTCTTGCCCTTCTCTTGAGCCGAGACGTTGCGGGCGTTCGGCAAGGCGATTTGCTCGAACTCAGCCAGGAAGGATTTCCCGACTTGAAGGTCGCCAGTCACCACACCGGCCATCTTCGAGGCCAGCAGGGTCACGAAGGCCTTCACGAAGAGCGCATCGAACTTCGTCACGTCTTCCACTCGCCGGATATAACGGATCGAGACAGTCGCCCCCACGTCATTGATCAAAAGCATATTCGGCATTGAATCATCGCCCCCCTCGATTGCGTAGCGGGTTTGCGCGTCGCTGGCCTCGTCGCTCCACACGTCGGAACCATTCACTTCGACGAATCGGATGAAATCGGCCGGCATCGCGTATTGCGCGGAAAATTTCGAGATCGGCGGCGACGACAGCTTCGCGAGGCGGGCGGGCTTGACCGCGAACGGCCATTTCGCCCGGCGAAGAACTTCGTCTCTCGTGCTCGCATAATGAAGCCGGGCGCTTCGGGCGTTGGAATCACCGCTATCGTCGATTGAGACGATTTCAGGACCGCCCAGGGCGGCGAGGGCAAGGCAAGCAATCTCTGTTTCGGATGTAACCATGCCCCCTTATAAAAAACAAACCCCCGGAGCGCAAGGGCGTGCGTTCCGAGGGTTTGCGGGCAACCGAGCCGAACCGATGAGAATCAATTGAAGATCGAATATTCAATATCGAAGTAAGCGCGACCACGAACCGACGTGTCGGGAATTCCCGAGCTGGTTGTCAAAACGGACTGCTTACTCGCCACGGTGAAGATGAGATATGCCTGATTGGGCATACGCTCAGTCGAACCTACCGCCCCGAAAGAGCGGACGTTGTTTTGCGAAGCATTGCCACCATTCGAGAGCAGGGAAACCACCGCCGTTCCGTAAGCAGCATCCCGCACGACTTTCCCGTCAAGGGTCATGTATCCGAACTTTCCATTGAGATAACCGCCATCGCCAAAGATGGTGATTTCGCATTGCTTGAGGTTCGGGCGGGATCCCTTGGGGAGAGGCGGGCCGATGCGGACAACATCACCGACGGAAACGTCGGCAAGGTCGACGTAGTCGGTAAAGCGGGTCACTTCCGCCGTGATGGCATCTCCGGGAGTGATACGACGGCCCGCGCCTTTCGTGCGGGCGAGTTCTGCTTGTGCAGCGAGGAAGCTATATTTATCAGCCATAGAATTATTTTATTTGGGTGTTCGATGTTTTCAAGCGGAGGCCGATCAAGCGTCTTGCTCGGCGTAGATGAGGACGACGGATTTTTCGTCTTTGCGGCAGGCGTTGAGCATCATTTTAGACCGAATCTGAATCGCCTCGGACAAGTCGTCACGATACGAGATCTTGGTGCGAAGGCCGGACCAAAAGTCAATGTGAACACGGTTGGAAACCCACATTGGGAGGGTGCGGATGATCTTCCCACCACCAGCCGCAGCGATCGGCATGCGTTCGGAGCGGATGAAGTTGATTCCCATGAAGTAGTCAATTTCACCGTCAACGAGGGCGCGCACTTTGTTGTAATCAGCGGAGCCGATTTGCTCCACGTCATAGAGAAGGTTGTCGAGTTCGTCCTGAGAGACAGCCATGCAGAGCTTTGCGCCGTTGCGCTCCAAGTTCTGGCCATAGACTTCGAGCTTGCCGAAAATCGACTTGCCGCGAATCAGCTTCACCAGGGTCAGGCCGGTGTTTGCCGAGCCGCCGTCACGGCGATAGTTCGCGGCGACCTTCATCGAGTTCGGAATCACGACGGTATTCATCTCGTCGTGAACGCCCTGCGTGTTGTTGCCGGTAATTCCCCGAAGGAAAATATCGTCAATCTTGCGCTCGGCGGCCATGCGGTGAACCTCGGTCGCCTCGCCTTTCGGAAGGATGACATCACCGAGAAGGTTTTCATCCCACTCGTCGAGGTAGGTCGTTTTCTGGTGGGGAAGAGGGAACACGAAGCGGGTATAAGTCGCGAGTTCCGTGCCGCTGGTCTTCTGAAGACGGGCGACTTGCTCTTCCATTTCGTCGGATTCAACGGCGTTGTGAGACATCGACTTGCCCGAGCAGCCTTCTTTTACGATGGCATACTTCTTGAAGCGCGAGATTTCTTGCTGGGCCGCGTGGCTCCAATTCGTATCGAACTGGATCTTGTATTGATCGGGAATTGTTCCGGTAATCATAGGAGTGTTTTGGATAAATCGACTTCGGAGACACAGAAAGAGAGTGCCTTGATTGAGGTCCGATTATCCTTGCTCCATTGCCGGGCGTCAGCCGTTGACGTTATCCGAAAGCGCGGGTCGAAGAGTGAAAGAGCGTCAGCCGCGAGGGTTGTTGACCAGCGACGATTAGCGATATTTGCGATGAATCGCAAGAGGAAAGTTCCCCGTGGAGTGTTGAACCTCCTTCCATGCGTCGCCTCTCGGCGGGCCGCTCTTCGTATGAGCTAACGGGGATTTATGAAAAAGGCCGACCGCCACGGCTGGCGATCGACCTTCAATTTCAGCAAACGCTAATCCGCCGAAGTCACCGGCAAACTAGCGAAGGAGTCGGCATTGTCAACGAGCAAGAAGCCGGTTGACCTTGTCCGTGGCGATCTTCTCCCCTTCGTGATACGCCTGATAATCGGGGTGATCCTTGTTCGTCATGATCGCGTGGGCCTCATCGGCGTTCGTGGCGTAGCCTCCACCCACGTTTTTGATTCCGCGCATGCTGGCGATGGCCTCAGGGCCAAAGAGCGTGGTGAAGCCATAAATCATCCGAATCGCGTCAGGATGCTTGAAGAAGTCATGATTCGGATCGAAGCCTTGGGAAATGATGAGGCGGTGAACGCTCTCCATCTTTTCCTGATAGGCCGGGCCGAATGTCTTTTCGAGTTCCTTTTGCGCGAGATCGAGTTGGTTCGCCGCCTCGTCACGCTGGGCCTTAATGGCCTGCATCTGCATTTCCTGCATGGCCTTGCCTGCTTCCGCGTTCTGAGCCGGTGTCAGGCCGAGACGGTTCGACAGTTCGGCCAGGGGGAGAGCTTGATCCTCGCTCCAATCCGCTTCCGTCAAACCATACTTTGTGAGCAGCGCCGCATCAGGCTTCACGACGTAGGCTTTCGCATCATCAGGCACGCCGTTGGCGGTTCTGAAAGCGATCACCGAAGGATCGTTCTTGTCGAACACGACCGGAACCGTGATCACGCCGCCCTTCGAGCTAATCAGCTTCTCAGCATTGCCGAGGCTCTTGAGAATCTCGGCATCGGTCTTTCCCTCGAACTTCGTGAAATCGAAGCCCTTGAGGTCCGGGTGCTCCTTCCAGTTGGCAGAAAGCTTCCCGTCAGAGTCCCGGAGAGCCTTGGCCGTCTCGTCTTTGATGGTTTGGCTTCCAGCGCCGCCGTTGCCGTCGCCTTGTTGTTGCCCGTCCTGTTGCTGTTGGCTAGTGCCGCCTTGGCCGTCTCCACCAGCGCCAGCGCCGCCGTTGACAGCGCCGCCGTTTTGATTACCGGCTCCATCATCAGGAGCGCGGAGAAGCATGTTGAATTGATTGAATTTCATCGGTTCGGTTTGGTTATTTTTTCTGAGAATTAAGGCTCGGGATCTTCGTCAAGGAAGCCGTCATTGTCTTCGCCGCCGCCGCCCGCGTTGTCGATGTCCTCGCGCAAGAGTTCTTCTTCGGTGAGGTTGTTGTTTTCCCGCCCATCGTCGAGGCCTTCGAGGCCGGGAGCGCGGTTGAGTTCAGCAAGCTCCGCGTCGGTAGGATCGCGATCGGTGAAACCGTCCTTGCCGGGCTTCTGCGCCTGTTGAGCGCCTGCCACGTCCAGGCCTTTCAAATCCTCGGCGGTTACGAGCTTGCCGACGCCAGGGGGCTTTTGAGGGCCAAGGCGGGCCATATCGAGGCGACCGTCATATTTGTGCACGAAATCCTCATGACTGAGATTATCGCGATGCCATGCGATGACCTTTTCATCGAGATCGCCCAAGGCTGGATCGGCGT